GTTGATGATGAGGGCGACACTAAAGAAACTAAATCACACTTTGATTTTGGTTTGTTTGGCAATCTAAATGGTAGTGAGTATGATAGTGAAGAGGGTAAAAAGTTTGCAGTTGCATACTACCGAGAAGAACTTAAAGCAAAAGATTGCAACCCAGATATCTATGCACAACAAAATGAAAACAAAGATAATCCACATAAGACAAAGCACGTTGACGAGTGTTTAAAAGTATTAGGCAATCACAATGGTCGTTCTTATAGTGATAATCATAGTATGGATACAGGTATGGAAAAAGATTTCAATGCACCATACTATCTTGACGTTATTGGAACATCTTATTGCAGATCAAGAGCAATAGCTTGTACTAAAAATGAGTACGAACAATTTGAAACTTGGCGAATTGCTAAAGGCAATCTAGTTGCGAAACACCAAACATGGATTGATACGATTGTTAAACAATGCGATCAGTTAAAAATTGGATTGAAAGCATATAGATATCTTTCAGAGGGTATTGAACTTGCAACTGAACTTGGTATTCAAGTTGATGAGGCAGAACTAATCAGAACTAACTCAACGGGATTGACAATCTACAATCCTAGCAACTTGGCTAGTATGATTAAAGGCATGAAGAATAAAAATCAATCAAGAGAGGCGAAGATATTGGCTAGAAAACAATATGAACAAAGTGTAAATTAACATTTGACAAGGGCTATCCTATAATATAGGATAGTCCTATAACCAATACAGGAGAAATAACATGGACAAAACATTTTATATTACTTACTACGCAAACAAGCACAAGAAACACATCACAAGAAAAGGAAAGCACGACGAAAAATCTCGTTTTGATAAACATAAACAAACTGGTGTTCCCTACTATGTATATTATGATTTAGATAAAGATGGATATAGAACAGCAACTGTTAATTGGAAAGTGAGGTACTAATGACACAACTAAATGAAGAACACTTTGAACTACACGACCAGAACAAAGCTGAAAGATATGAAAGACAAAAGATTAAATTTCTAGAGGACAGAATAAAAGTTCTAGAGAGTGCAATAGAAAGCCATGCTAAAATTTTGGCAAGGTTTCAAATGACCGAGGGAGAACAATCATGAGTGAACATGTCTGGTGCCATGGACCAAGTTGCCATTTATCTCATACTCAAGATAGGATAAGAGGTGTCAAGGGCTCTAAAGTTTTAAGAACTCGTAAGGTACAATTTAATCCACAGTATTTAAATATGTATTCTTATTTTTGTAGTAATGGTTGTTACAATGACTTTGCCAATAAACATATAGAACGAGTCATTGCCATTGAACCAAGGACCGAGGCTCTCGAAACACCGATAGATGTAGTCAAGGAACAAAGGACCGATTACTATAATAATCAATATACACATACCAAGATAATAGCAGTTGACAACAATGGTGGATAGTATAGGATTACTATATTAACAAACATACAGGAGATAACATGGACACAATGATTAAAGCAACTAACCCTTACTCGAACCAATCAACGATGTTAACACCAGAGGAACACAAGTTATACATTGAGATCAAGACAGCAGAGTTTGACGAGGACTACAGCACAATGCAAAAGAAGTTGTCTAAGTTCAGTAGACTTAATGCAAGTGCATTCATGGTACTACTAGACTAACCGAGTTACATACATGTGTGACCCTGTAGGGTCACACTCACCCAATACACGCACAGGTTGTGCGCTCGCGCCCGCTCGCTACCGCTCGCGTTTTTTTTTTTACTTTACACAGCATAAATACATAATCAATAGAGGTACCAGACGCGATCCGAAAAATCGCGCGCGCTCAGTAATCGATCCCCTTTAAATAAAAAGGGGTCCCACTACTTCAGGTTGTATTGCTTGATTTAGACAGTTAATGGGTGTATAAAACTTCTTCACCTTAAAAAGTGCAAAAAAAATTATAAAAATTTTAAAATGGATTTAAATAACTTAGATATAAGCCAATTACCATCTGATGTTAGAAAAGAATTTAAACAATTAAGATTACTTCACACCGAAAAAAAGATTCAAAACAAGGCTAGAGAGGATTTTATGTCCTTTGTTAAGTGCGTATGGCCCGAGTTCATTGAAGGTGCGCACCATAGAGTAATTGCTAAAAAATTTAATGATCTTGCAACTGGTAAAATTAATAGATTAATCGTGAACATGCCTCCTAGGCACACAAAATCTGAATTTGCATCTTACCTGCTTCCAGCGTGGATGGTGGGCCGTAATCCTAAACTCAAGATCATTCAAGCAACCCACACAGGTGAACTAGCTGTAAGATTTGGTCGTAAAGCAAAGACCTTGATTGATAGTGAAGAATATTCTAAAATATTTGAAACAAGTTTAAGAGAAGACAGTCAAGCCGCTGGGAGGTGGGAAACAGCACAAGGCGGCGAGTATTTTGCTGCGGGTGTCGGCGGTGCAATCACTGGACGGGGTGCTGACTTATTAATCATTGATGATCCTCACTCAGAGCAAGATGCGATGTCAGCAAGTGCATTTGACAATGCTTATGAATGGTACACCTCTGGTCCACGTCAAAGGATGCAGCCAGGTGGAAAAATTGTTTTAGTTATGACTCGATGGTCAAAGAAGGATTTAACAGGAATTTTATTAAATAACCAAGGTAAGATTAAAGGAGATCAGTGGGACGTGGTCCAGTTTCCGGCAATCTTGGACCACGGACCAAAGGAAGGAAAGCCCGTTTGGCCTGAATATTGGAAAATAGATGAGTTGGAGAAGGTTAAAGCAACCCTTCCGGTTGGAAAATGGAACGCGCAGTGGATGCAAAAGCCAACTTCTGAAGAAGGAGCGATTATAAAACGGGAATGGTGGCGAAAATGGGATCGAGACACGTTACCAGACATAAGTTATGTTATTCAAAGCTATGATACTGCTTTTTTAAAAAAAGAAACTGCCGATTTTAGTGCAATTACCACTTGGGGAGTATTTTATCCTGAAATTGATGGTCCCGCTAATTTAATTTTAATGGATTGTCTAAAAGATCGATTTGAATTTCCAGAATTGCGTCGTGCAGCTCTTGAGCAATATAAATATTGGAATCCTGACATGGTGGTCATCGAACAAAAAGCGTCTGGAACCCCTTTGACCCATGAATTTCGTCAAATGGATATTCCAGTTATGCCCTTTACTCCAAGCCGAGGAAATGATAAACATGTAAGAATAAATTCATGTGCACCTCTTTTTGAAGCGGGTTTAATCTGGGCGCCAGATATGCGTTTTGCAGAAGAAGTGGTTGAAGAATGCGCGGCATTCCCACATGGAGATCATGATGACTTAGTTGATTCTATGACTATGGCTGTTATGCGATTTAGACAGGGAGGTTTTATAACTCACCCGGAAGATTATGTAATTGAAACACAACCGCCTAGAAAAAGAGAGTATTATTAAGTATGAAAAAAGCCATCGATTTTATTCTTGCCGTAGCAAGGAAAATTCTCTCTATGAGAGGTAAAGGTATTGCGTCTATTGCTAATAGAAGTGATGCTGAAGCTAAAGCTGGAGAAATTGCAGCAATTTTTCAACAATCCGGTTTACCTATGAATAGATTAGATGAATTTATTAAAAGTGAAAAAGATGTTACAAAATATTTAAACATAATTGAAGGATCAGCAAAATCTAAAGTAAAACAATCAATACAACCTAAACCTTTAATGAAATCTCAAAACCCAGCAGCTGTTTTTGATTTAAAAGGCAATAGAATTAAGAACACAGATAATATTATGGGTGGGAAAGAAATCGACTTAGGAAAGATTGATCTTCCAGAAATACCTAAACCTAGTGTAGTAAAAGAAACAGACGCACAAATTAAAGCACGTCTAGAAGCGGGCAATAAAAAGTCCCTTTCAAACATGAGATATGAAAAAGCGGTTAAAGCAGAAGAAGCAAAAGCTGCAGCGGATGAAGATTACATTATGAAAGTTCTTGATCCTGAAGATTTCTCTGATGGCGGACGTGCAGGACTCTACCAAGGAGGCCAAGCACAAATAGAACCTGATCTATCAAACATCGGCCATGGTTCGGATGCCCTGATGGCAAGAAATAGATTATTAACTCCAGGATCACAAGCAACGACTTCTACAGGCTTAAATTATTTATTAGGTGAAGATAATGATACAACACGAGTGCCATACAACGAAGGTTTAAAAGTAGAAGGACCTGATCCAAGAGTTTTAGAATTAATGTTAAATGAAAAAATGTCCTACCCAGAGGCGTTAAAAGAAATTGAAAACCGTATGAAACAACAGCCTTATATAGATGAACGATACAACATGGGACCCGGACCAATTTTAGAAGCAGCAGAAGGCGGTCGTATTGGTTACAACGAAGGCAACATGGTCTTACCAAAACCTAAACCTAAAAATTTTTCAAGAACATTAGATATGTTAAATACTAAAGCTGCAGCAAATACATTAGATACAAAAACGTATGCTAACTTAGTAGGCGAGTTTGCTAAA